CGACCACCGAGATCTACACTCTTTCCCTACACGACGCTCTTCCGATCTACCAGATCCACAGAGTACACACATACACCCAGACCTATCGACAGAAAGTGAGTTGGGACGTCATATGAGCCACCGTTCTTACCCATTTTCAGCAGTCCTCTTGGCTTCGATTACGCGATCTATCAGTGCTGATTCCTCGGGTAGCGCGGCTCGCAATTCGGACTCGCTTAGCCCGTCTTTCACAAATTTGCGAAAGTCTAAGTCGTTAGCCTTGGCAAACTTATAGAGTCCCGGTGCGCAAAAAACGCGTCGAGCATCTGTGATCGTGATAATCATGCCGATACTTCTTTCAGGATGGTCTGAATGTCGGCGGTGCAAATTGCGTTGACCCCGACGATCTCCACCTCGCCAAACACCACTGGAATAGGAATGCCAGCTTCTGCGGTCGGTGCCTCAAGATCCTGAACTTCAGCAGGCTTACCTTTCTTCGCTCCACCCATCACAAGGAAGCCCACTACCTGTAGCAGTGTGCCAATTAGAAGTTGTGTCAGGAAAGGGATGAGTTGGAATACCATGATTCGTGACTATCACATCTAAGGTGTTTTTAGTAGAACTGATTCTTTTGAGAGAACGGGTTTTCCAACGGTATGAACGGTTGACCCCCGTAGTTGTGGATGTTGTTGTGAATTCGCGTGCAGTTTTCCTCGGACCTATTGCAACCCTTGGAAATAGACAAAACGCTACCCACGCTTAGCCCGCGAAGAGTCCCTCGCAACGTCAGCACCATGCCGTTCTCGGAAACAGCGATCACCGTTCGAGTACCGGTTCGCGTCGTGTTGTAGGTCCAAGTGGCAATTCCATTTCGAAAATCCAGTGGCCAACCAAGTGCGCTCGACAAGACCACCTGATAACCACTCAGCGCAGTCACTGTGCGGTTGACAGTAGCTGTCGCCTTGTTCGCCAAGCAGTGCGGCCCATACAGTGCGTGCGGGCAAGACAGTTGATAGTTCCTGCGAAGCCCTGGCATCATAATGACTGACGATACCGGCATACAGGTAAACGCTACCTCGGAGAGTTCGTCTGGAAACTCGTGGTTGACGATGCGACCGCGCCAAATCACAGAGAAGTCTCCGGGGAGAAAGCCCGGTGTATAGTGTCCTTCGTAGATCACGATGTTCACGACGCCTTCGGGCGGGAAACCCATGAACTCATCTTCTAGACCACTGCCTCGGGCCATGGTGACGATCACGTCAGACTTATCCTGCGTGCCCGTAAAGGTGAAGTTGGAGGCTTTGATTTGCCACGGTCGGTACGTCACACCGCCACGCACAATCTGAGTTTCCCCGTCGCAATAGCCGTAGACACCCATGGCCGAACCGCTGATGTGAAACAGCCTGACAGGTTGACCCAGTGCCCGAGATGACTCAATGTCGTCTAATCTGGTCATGCGAGCGTCTCCACTGGAAGATATTCAAGGGCCACGACACCCGTGGCAATAGAACCTGTTGAGTCTGTGTGCCATTTGATCGTTAGTTGGTCAGACGCAAACCGGCATAGCTGTAACCAATAGATTGCCGCAATCTCTAACCGACCAGCCGACATCGTCAGAGGGTTGACAAGACTGACAACGCTTTCTTCTTCGGCGAGATGCGCAGTTCGAGTGAACGGGCTACTCACTCCAATGACACTTTCGCCGCTGTAGAAGTCCTTCGAGTAGTCGTTGGAAAACGCACCTGGATTGGAACCGCTCACACTGATGAAGCTGATTTGGCGGTATATCCAAGTGTCATCGCTCAACCTGATCGCGATGGCTTTATGCGTTTTGGAAGCCGCGTAGTTGTCGGCTATATGCCGACCTTGAACCCGGATAGACGTGTCGCCACTTTCGAAGCCCGCTGCAGGTTCGAAGTCGTCAACCCAAGTTGGGCACCAAAATTCACCCAGCCGACCTTTGCAAGCCATAAAGAGTTCTGCAACTTGGCCGACACTGCCATGCTTACGAGCCAGATAGTTGAACTGGGTCGTTCTCTGAACCATGTCGTGCGATAGGAAGGAGATCGGGATACCTCGATCGTAGTCAACGATCACATCTGACACGTCGGAAGTGCTCTCGATACCGTTTGACCAGTTAGGAGCAACGTTCAAAACTGGACGGCCACCATAAGTGGGTATCGTCAGATCGGTAATGTCGGGTTTCGGCGATCCGGGTTCGACTTGGAACGTCACCTGCGAGGTTGCAACAGCAGTTGTTATAGCCGCGATGCCCGAGGTCTTGCTCATCCGACCTTCGACGCGTGGTCGGACAAGTGCTCCCAGAACAGATTCAACCTGCAGCGCCGGCGCAAAAGTCACTACTTTCGTCGTTGCGTTTAAGGCAGATACGGTCGCAAAGTGGGAACGGTCCTTGTTCTGGATAACGATTTTCGCACCGACAATCATCCACGATGGAATGTCATCCACAGTGATTGTGGTAGCACCCGCAGCGCGTGTCGTTATTGTCTCAGCAGGCTCTCTAGCCGGATCTGCAATGGCGAGCAGTTCTGTGCCGCGGGCTTGAAGCAACGCATTGAAGTTTGCGATTGCCGTCTTCCCCATCAGACTTGTGAACTTTAAGGAGCGGCGAGGTAAAGATCGTTCGGCTTGCCGCTGCTCTTTGCCGCCAGTCGTTGTGAAGATTGAAGTCTTGTATTCGAGCGTCTCAGATACACTCGCTGACCAGTTCGGTTTAAGGTGAACCTGAATCATCCGACGATCCCTTTGAGGCGGCGAGCACGACTTTGCGCGAAGTTGAAGAACACCTGCTCGCCAACTTCATCTGCCAAAGCGGCTTTCAGAACATCCACAGGGTCGAACACGTTTACAGATTTCACATTGACCGTCGGTGACGCGCCTCCACCGTTCAGAGCGTGCCGCGGATCATCGCGCGTGAGGACTTCTTCTTCTCGCAAGAGAATTGCAGGCACTTCGCCACCCACCAGCCCGCCACCGTGGTAGCGAGTGGCGTTCGCAAAAATAGCCGGGTTCACCATACGAGTAACAGATGGCTGACCTGCGATGCCGCCACCGTGAAAAATACCACTCAACAGCCCGCTTATGAAACCGCCTGGCCCACCACTGGGACCGCTCGCGCCACCCATGATGGCGTTCAGCAGCGCTTGCTTCACAATCGCTTTGCCGATTTCGATCACGATCTCCGCAAAACCTTGCTTCAGCGAATTGAAGAACGCATCAGCCACATTCTCGCCGTTTGCGATGGCCTGTGCGAAAGCTGTGAAAGCGTCGCCGCCGACGTCGACAATCTGCCGGTTCAGGTCTTCTGCCGTTGGGAGTACGTTTTCTCGCATCTCAGCTTCAATGCCCTTGAACCCTGACTTCAGGTTCTCAAGCTTTTGAATCGCGACGTCAGCCTGTGGACCGCCAATCGCTTCCCAGAATGCAATTGCGCTGTCGACCGCGGTGAGCAAGCCTGCATCGAGATCCGTAATCTCGGCAAGCAGTCGAGTCGCCTCGTCCCCATCTCCGTTGCTTTGAGCAAGGCGCAATGCTTCGACCAGCAGGCCGCGCTGTTCCATGATGCGGTTTACATCGGCTTCGATGTTCTGCCGATCATAGAGCGCTGCCGTTGTGGCTTCGATCTCGGCACGTTGTTCTGCGCTGAGTACGGTGCCAGCTTTGATGGCTTCACCCTCAGCTTCTCGCAGTGCTTTGTTGATCGCTGCCTGTCGACCGGCCACTGACAGATCGGCAATCTCAGCTTTCTGGTTCTCTAGGCGCGTAGCCAATGATTCATTGAATTCGTCGACAGTCTCTTTACGCTCAGTTTCCAGTTCCGCGAGACGCTCGTTACCAGCAATCTCAGCGTCAGAGGTGTTCATCTTCCGATTAGCCCAACCGACGACCTGGCCAGCGGTCTTGCCGCGCAAGATCGACTCGTTGGCGGCGATCTGGTCTTCACCAAGTATGTCTGACACAGGCACGTCAGAGCGTGCGCTCAGCACGGCTCGAGCGCCACCAGAACCCAAGAAGTGCGACAGGTACAGCGATGCCTCTGTTACTGCCAGTCCTGCGCTTTCGAGCAGCTTGGCATTCTCAGCCGCGTACAACTCGATCATAGTCCGTGATATTTCGGACTCTTTGCGCAGTTCCAGGATCGCAGACTCGCTCATACTGGCGGCGCGATCTGGGAAGTAACGACGGAACATATCCAGCCAAGTGGATTCGATAAACTGTCCAAGTCCGGTAGCACTTGAGTTCGGGTTCTTTGCCGATGGATTGCCACCGGATTCAACACCAGTGACTTTGTCGACATAAGAACCCAAGTTGCCGCTAAGCTTGGCACCATATTCGCTGTCGTACTTAGCCCCGGCAGCATCTCGGATCGCGGCCGTTTGCTGTTCGGTCAGCCCGAGATACTCGATACCAAGGCGATTGGCTTCTTCCATCGCTTTGTTTTTCGCGATGAGCAATTCGTTTTGGATCGTCTGCTCACGGTTCATCTCGCCAACGGCGCTAATACCTTTCGTGAGTTCATCCGTGTGCTTGGTAACGAGGTCGTCGATCTCGGAGTTGGCCTTTTTCAGCCGCTCCGTCTCATCGGCAGTCTCCACCACCGAGTCCGTCACTTCATCCTGCGTGGTCTTGGCGCGAGTCAGTTCTACGACCAGTGCGTCATATTCAGCCGTCAACAGTGCAAGCTTTTCAGTAAGACCTGCCACAACTGGACTTTCAGCCCCGAAGCCGAGTCCCAGAGGGTCACTTGTCAACTCAGCAATTTCAGCTTTTACATTCGCAATCTCTTTGCTCAGTTCCCCATAGCGTTGACCAGGGGTTTGTTTTGGCGGATTGATGATTTCAGCCGCGCCTTTAACAATTGCTGCCGTTCCTCGTGCCGATAGGGCAAGCAATTCTAGGCCACTGATCGCAATACCGATGGCGCCAGAGTCAATCAGCGCAGTAACCAGAAGATCCCACGCGGTCGTCATGTCGTTGATAGCCTGATCCCAGTCACTCATGGGCTGGACAGTCGCTCGAAGCCTCTCTTGCAAAATATCCTGTGCAGCGCTCAGAGCCTCGGTCTTATTGCCGCTCGCTTCTAGGGTTTTGATGTGTTCGAGTTGGTCGGCGGTGAGGAAGTTCAGTTCACGGTCCAACTCTCGGACACTGTCAACGTTACCCGTAAATGCTTTGGCGATCTTCTCCGCAGCGACAGGTATATCTGTTCCCGTCACAACGGCCAACTGCTTGGCCATCTTGACGATTTCGATCATCGAACTTTCGCTGATACCCTCTTTGGCTAAAGTGCTCACCAGCTTTCGAGCGTCGGCGATATTACCTACGGCTTTGTCAAGTTCAGTGGCAGTTTTGGCCAACGACGCGGCTGAGTAGAGTGAACCATCTGCACTCAGCGCAAGTTCGCGACTAAAGATTGCGATGGAATCTGACTCTTGATTGACGCGTACCAGCGCAGCGATTACAGGCGCAAACGCTGCACCCAACCCCACCAACACAGGTATCCCGCGAGCGATACTGACCATAACGTCGGGCCATATCTGCGCCACTTGACCCGCTTGTTGCGCGAAAACCTGAATCAGCGGTTGACCCATGGCGATACCAGAGACAACGTCGTTGACCTGATAGCCAAGGTTGGTCAACTGCCAAGGTTTCAGTCCGAACACTTCGACTTCTTGGCTTTCGCCACGCTTACCGCGATTTCGATCTCTGGCACCGGCACCACCGCCGACGGGGCCACTCATAGTGCGACCAGATGCGCCAAGTTCGATAGCTGCAGCATGAGCACGCTCAGCAACAGTCGCCTTCATAGTGGCTGCAGTCTTGAGGTTCAACGCTGGGACTGCGGCATTCATAGACGCGGTTGCGGCATCCGTAGCGACGTCAGTCGAGCGCATGGCGGCTGACAGCGCGTTTTCTTCGCTGAGCAGGGCTTTGAGTTCGGCTTTCTTGACTTGTGCGGCGCGTACAAATTCGTCGCCGGCAAGACCGAACTGCTGAACGGCGGGACCACCCGCTGGCAAAGACCGAGCCGCGGCTTGTTGCGCATAGGACTTTGCGGCCGCTGCGCCGAGGTCTTGCAGTTCTTTGCGCAGTCGTGCCGCCGTGGCAATCGACACATCCATGCCGTCTGCCATCTTGTCAAATGCAGCGTAGCTACCTTTGGCTTGATTGTTGGTGGTACGAACGCTCGTCATAACCCGATCGAGGTTCTCAGCAAGGACCTTTGCTTTGCCGATCAGGATCGCCTTTTCCTTACCCATCTGGGTAAGAACCTTGGCACTTGTACGACCATCTCCGCTTAGCTGGCGGATCTCCTTGGACAGCATCCCAATTTCATAGGTCGTAGCATCGAGAGCCTTCCGACTCTCACGAACGAATTGCAGTTGTGCTTTCCGTCCTGCTTGTTCGAGCGCCCCAAAAACTTTGGAGAACTCATCTTTTGCCCGAACAACTAACCCTACAACTCTGTTGTTTTCAGCCATTGAACATTGCTTTCAGAGTTTTGACGAGTTCTTTCGCCAATCGGTTTGATGCTGCGGGTTTGACGCTCATGTTGGGAACTGAGGAGATCATCATCTGCTGAAGACCAATCTTTTGCGCGAGTTGAACGTCAAGTCTTTGACTCACAAGCTTGGCCTCTGCAGTTACAACCCCGATCGAGTAGTTCCAGGCGTCAGGATGGCCAGATGCCAAAAGCAGACTGACTTGTTTATGGACGCCTAACAGCCACTCGTTTAGAGTTTGAGCCGCTCTACGATCACCGCCAGAGCGTTGTTGATGATCTCCCAGAACTTTTCCGCGCCACCTGCACTTGACATCGTCAGTTGACCAATGATTTCCAGTGCCTCAAGCTGATAGCCCATGGGCAATTCGTAACCATATACCTTGGCTTCAGCGTCCGTTTTTCCGGCGCCGAACGCGATGACCAAGCCGCAAATGTCCGAGAAGTTTTCACCCAACTCCATTGCGAACGCGGCGGTTGTGGCCTGCATTTGACCTGTGATGGCCTTGGTATAGAGTCGTTCAATCACACCCTCGTTGCGGCTAACCAGAGTCAAGAGATGCGGGAGCGACAGCCCCCGCAATTCAAGAACCTCGGTCCCAACATCAAGCGATTTCGTGACGAAGGGATAGGTCATGCTCACACCAGCGGTCGGTTGTCTTTGTACACCTTGGCATAACCAGTGCGTACCAGGACTTCGCCCATCAGACCCATAGTTTGCCATGCCGTAGACTCGGGATCTTGCAACAGTGCTATGTCGCCGGATGGTTTCAACTTCACGCGAGGAATCGTGTAGTCGATATTCGGACCATGTGGGTTGAACGCGATGACCTTGATCTCGCCTTCCTTGGCGATCTCACTGGTTTCGATGCGCTGGCGAGTGCTGGCCGCAACGTTGTAGGTGATGGTGAGCACCAAGTCGTCAGGGATGTTT